GTGGTGTAATTGATTGTCATCTTGTTTTCCTCATGCCGCTACGCGGGTCCACACATTTGCTTGTGCATCATTGACATTTTGCCAGTTAACTGATTGGCTGTCATCCACAATTGTCCAAACCAGGAGGCTGCCAACCTGGCCAACCCCTTGTACGCCTGTGACGCTAACCCCAACACCCTGTCCAATCGATACTGACCCAACACTGCCTGTGGCCGAAACGCCCACAACCGTGACAGCTTGTATGATCTGAACAACAACGCTTCCGACAGCCCCTGTTGCTCCAACACCGGTGAGGGAGACATTAGCGTCCCCAGTAAACGCAACCGAGCCGATCTCTCCCGTTGCCTGCACTCCAGTAGCAAAGACGTCAGCATTCGCGGCAACCGTGACTGCCCCGACAGAGCCTGTGGCGGACACTCCGGTAGTACTAGCGTTGGCCGTCCCTGTAATAGTGGCCGTACCAACAAAACCCGTTGCTGAGACGCCGGTAGCACTGACATCTGCATTTGCAGTGACGGTAACTGCACCAATTTGGCCTGTTGCAGAGATACCGGTAACACTGACACTAACGTTCGACTGTGCTGTGACCGAACCGACTTGCCCTGTTGCAGACAGCGTGACCGCACCCTCACCCCACGGGGCCTCGCCCCAGGCTTGACTGCCAAATCCACCAAGTGCAATCCGTACATCGGCCACTTACGCCTCTTAAGCAATACGAAGTATTGCGTTTGTTGAGTCGTTGGTCGGGAAGATAATGGTAAAAGTGCCCGCACTGGAGCTCTTTGAACCACCAAAATCCAAAATACATACCGAAGGGTCACCAGCGGCACTGTCGTTGTAAATCATCGCTCCAAAGGCCGTTATGGTGGCACTGGTGAACGACAAATCTGCAAAGTCTGTGAAAGCAGTCGTGCTGGTAGACGTTGGCGTCACATTTGTCAATGCACCGCCGCCTGCAACGTATGAACCCGATGCAGCCACTTCATTGGTAGCAGTGTATGCAGTTGTTGCCGCTGTAAAAGAGGCACTATTGTCATACATAGCTAACTTAAAAGTGTTTCCGGTAGTGGTTGTAAAGTTGTGTACGCCCCTCATTAGCTCCACTTTGAAGCTGGTACACATGAAGTTTCCTGAAAATGCCATTTTTAATCTCCTAACAAATGAACGAGGTTGGAATGCCCTGCTTCACGCAGGCGGACTGCGATAGTTGCCCTATCTTGATTTATCGCTTCTTCAAGATAGGCCTTGATTACGGATCGCACAGCGCCCCGAAAAGCCACGGCTTGATCTCGAATCGCTGGATGTGATTCACTTCCAACGTAAATAATTTTCTCAATAGCCCGATCGGCCAGCTCGTCAGGAGTCCAGCCACGTCCATTAGTGGTAACAACGCTTACGCCGCCCAACAACACAGGGGATTGATTGCCTATCATGGTCCAGGTGTCTCCGATTTAAGTTGAACACGTACCATGCCATCACGATACTCGTCACGACGGCGACGGCCTTGCTGCTCGATGCCCAGCCCTTGAAGAGCCTGTTTGTAGCTTGCATCAAAGGTGGCCATCATCTCAGGTGGTCCTTTAGTGTAGCTATACGCTTGTATTAAACAAGCATAGAACAGCGCTTCTGGAGCGTTGTTACTGATCCATGTCGTAGTATTCGTCGAAGAAAGCTGTGGAGGACGATAGATGTAGCCTAGTTCGACTGCTAAAGCAGAACTTGGGGTAGGCGCGATATAGAAGGTGTTTTCGTCCCACACCGAATAGTATTTTGGAATTCCTGTTGTGGCACTGTTTGGCCAATACTCTTTCATGAAAGAAGTATCCCGAAAATCCAAGAAAATTTGCTCTGTTCCCGATGTAACTATGAGATATCTATGTGTCAAGATATCAGTAGGGGCAGTTAAAAACTTGTTGTTAGCCGTTAAATTAGCTGTCACTTCAAGCTTAAACACATCTAAGTCAATGTCGCGCAGAATACGGTTTTCTGCAAAAGTGATAAACACGTTTATCACAGGCTCAGTAAAGACATTGGCCCCTACTTCTGTGTAGTTACGTATGTTGGTTACAAGTTCGTTGTACGTCATGAAATCACCACCGTTACAGAGCCAACCACTCCTTGAGCAATCAAGGCCTTATCCTCTATGTAAGGACGCATGTCGTTGGTGTTTCTGGCCGTTCCAAAACTCTGGAAAGCTGAAAAACCGGGTGCCCCTACAAAGACAGATACAGGCTCAATTCTATCTGGCCTTGGCTCATAAAGGGCGATTGCATCGCCCCTATATTTCAAAGGCTCAAGTTGCGGCTCTTTTGGTTCGTAGTCGTCCGGGCAGACCTTAAATCCACGCCAGTTCTTGCGAAGCACGTTGTACTCATATCGCTGGCCGCAGTAATCACACAGGCCATATGAAAATTTACCTGTTGCGAAGGCCATGCGTTACACCCCTAAGTCAGGAACGAAGTTAACGCTGGCAGTGTCCCTGTCTTCCATCGCGGCGCGCAGGAAATCTTCTTCGTAGATAGTCTTGAGAGCGCCCGTACGCTCAGGAGCGTACTTGAGAGAGATGTAATAAGACAGTCCTGATGTCAGGCATGGCAAAAATCTGAAGTTGACGTCCGAGGTGTTGGTGTATGCACCAGCATCCTGGATACGACGAATTCTGTAATACACAAACGTGTAGTTCTGGTCGGCCGCAGGGTAGAAAAACACCTTTGGCACGTTTGTTCTCTGTACATAGTACTGAGCGGGACGTGCTTGAGTTGTTTTGTCTGGAATATTTAAATATTCAGAGCGACTGATGCGGTCAATTGTGATGTCCGTCAAGATACCCTGGGAAGGGTCTCGAATGACAGCAGACAAAACGTTAACGGTGTCTGTGGCCAACGATATCTCATTGATACCCTGCGTGATGGCATAGGTGGCTTGCTCAATCGTCCAAAGGTTGAGGCCCCTGTTTGCCCAATCCAAAAACAACAGATTGAGAGAACGACGCGCAGACTTAAGCTGGTAGCCGTTTGTGCCACGTATGCCGCATCTCTCAAATGCTTCTTCAATCAAGTCATCGATTGACAGATCAAAGGTTGTTGTATTTGAAGTTGTCATTCTTTGTATAAATTATCAAAGGTTTGAGCCGCATCCATATACGAGTCATCTTGCTCTGCACAGTGAATCCATTGACCAGGCCTAAAATCAGGGGCACCCTCTCCTGTCTGCCAAAAAGCAGGGCTCGTTACTCGAACCCTATTGTTTGGCAGCGCCACAATATTGCCTGTCCACTTGCCCGCATCCGTCAAAGTCAAGACATGACTTTGTTTGTGTTGTGCAGGGCAATCAGCCACTTCGCTCTCCGTGTAGTCCACCGTAAACATGTATCTTCCGGTGTAAAACTCTCCGTCAATCTTACAAAGCCACGGACTAGGGCTTGTACGCGCAAATTTTATTACTGTGTGGGTGTGAGAAGGACAATCCCAAGGCTGTGCCAAGTGTGTAGGCATGCGCTCGGGCCACTCTTCTAGGGGAATATCCCCCACCAACGCAGTAATAGGCATTCTCGCCCACATCGCCCCGCCATGAACGTTCTCTGACCCGTCTACGTGGCTTTCACACCCTGTAAAAACAAGTTGAAAACTCAAGCAACGATCCGGCATGACATTTACTGCAATAGCGTTTGCATGTAAATACTCGCCTTGGTACTTCTGATGCATGTGCGTAAACTCACGTCTAACCCAGCATTTGAAATACGGAATGTTGCTTATAAGATACGACATTACTTAGCGCGTTTGGCCATCTTCTTGGCAGCACCGCCAGCAGCGTAGCCTTTAGACATCATGCCTCCAGACGCATAACCCTTGGCCATCATGCCCCCGCCCATCTTGCCAACGGGCTTGCCCATGGCCATGCGCTTGTGCTCATTAATGTTGCCTTTGTTGGCCATACCACCTTTAGCCATCATAGGAACACCAGTAGAGGTGCTTGTTTCAGAGATCATTTTGTTTTTTGGGCCGCTCTCAACAGCACCACCACCGCGAGTTGCGGCACCCATTCCACGTCCAGCCATGTTCTTTCCCCTTTTTCATTGCGCGACCCATAGAGTCACTGGTTTTAGTCTTCATGGCACGTCCAGCTTTATCTGCCATGCCACCCTTCTTCATTTTGCCAATCTTGTCAGCAGCAAAGGCTGGGACCTTCTTGCCGTCCTTCATGACCATCTTCATCTTTGTGGTTGTCGCCATCACTGCTCCTTACTTTGCTTGTTGAATAAGTTGATCAATTTTTGCTTCAAGACGATTAAAGCGTTGGTCAATGTGGTCAGTAACTCTCTGCACTTCTGTGTTAGTTGCGTAATCACGGGCAATCTCCTCGCGTGTGATGTTTAAAAGTCGTTCAATACGTTTGGTTTCCTCTGCGTTGTCTTTGAGAGCAGCAAATTTTTCCCGAAAGAAAAATCCTAGTGCACCAACAACGACTGACAGGGCCAAAGACCAAAGTGAGTTAATGTCCATGTCAGCATTTCCATCTTGCTAGGGCAGCCGCCTTACGGGTAGGCTTGCCTTTTTCATCTTTCATTGGCCCCGGCATACCGGACATTCGATCGCAAAAAGACTTCTTGCGCGCGCCGCCTTTAGGCTGG